TGAAGAAGACGATGTAACGAAAGAAGAAATTTCTACTGAATTAGACGAAGCTAAAAAAGAAGAAAAGGAAGAAGTAAAAGAAGCTGAAGAAGTAGAAGAAGCTAAAAAAGAAGAGATTGACGAAGAAGTTAGTCTTGACGAATTACTTGCAGAACTTAATGAAGACGAAGAGGTAACAGAATCTAAAGAAATCGAAGAAGCGAAAGAAGAAATCGACGAAGCTAAGGAAGAAATTGACGAAGCTAAAGAAGAAATCGACGAAGCTAAAGATGACAAAGAAGAAGTTAAAGAATCAGAAGAAATTGAAGAATCTGAAGAAATTGAAGAATCAGAAGAAGTAACCGAAGCCGAAGAGGACGAAGCCGAAGAGGACGAAGCCGAAGAAGGTGAAGGTGAAATGGAAGAGGAAGAAATTGATTTAGAAGATATGTCTGAAGATGACCTTAAAGGCTTTATTGAAGATGTAATTAAGGACATGGTAGAAGCTGGTGAATTAGAAGCTGGAGAAGAAATGGAAATGGATGGCGAAGAGTCAGAAATGGATATGGATATCGAAGTTGAAGATGAAGCAGAAATGCCAATGATGGAAGACAAAGAAGAGTTAGATGAAATGGACGAAGTAAGTTGGAATGAAAAAAACAATCCAACTAGAGGCGCTGCTGGAGAAAGAGATCCTAAAAAAGTAGGTAAAACTACATCAGCATATGCTGTAAGTCTAGAAGAAGTAATGGTTGAAGTTAATGAATTAAAACAAGAACTTCAAGAAGTTAATTTATTAAATGCTAAATTACTTTACACTAACAAAATCTTTAAATCTAAAAATTTGTCTGAAGACAAAAAAGTTAAAGTGTTGAAAGCTTTTGATAAAGCTTCAACTGTAAAAGAAGCAAAAGTTATTTTTGAAACATTAAACGAAGGTATTTCATCTAAGATGACTAAACCATCAATTAATGAAGTAAAAGGTAGTGCTTCTAAAGCTGCAGGAATAGCTCCTAAAGCAAAACAGCCAATAGTTGAAAACGCTGCATTTGCACGTATGCAACAATTAGCTGGAATTATAAAAAATAATTAATTTTAACCCTATTAAAACTTAAACAATGAGTTTACAAACTTTATTAGAAAGTGCAAACCCATATCACTCAGTACAGAGCGACGCTGCTCGATTAGCTGAAAAGTGGGAAAAAACAGGTTTGTTAGAAGGTTTAAAAGGTAGTACCAAAAGTAATATGGGTATGATCCTTGAAAATCAAGCTAAACAACTTGTAGTAGAAAGTTCTCAAACAGGTGGAGGAGTTGCCGGTGGTACCTTTACTCCAGGTGTTGGTGAACAATGGGCAGGTGTTGCTCTTCCGTTAGTACGTAAAGTATTCGGACAGATCGCTGCTCAAGACTTCGTATCAGTACAACCAATGAATTTACCTTCAGGTCTAGTATTTTTCCTAGACTTCCAGTATGGAACACATAAATCTCCATTCTTGACAGGTTCTTCAATGTACGGTGACGTTTCAGGATTCGCTTCAAACGGAACTGAAGGTGGTCTTTACGGAGCTGGAAGATTTGGATATTCTGTTAATGACAAAGAAGCTACGGCTGTAACACACACATCTGCATCTGCAGAATGGAGTGATCTTAACTTTGATTCAGATTTCTCATCTTCAACAGTAGTTCCTTCAGATTATTTAATCTTTAGTGTAACACAATCTTCATTACCTAACCTTGATTTAGAAGGTGTAAGATCATTCTCTTTAAAATCTGGTTCAGCTGTAGTAAACGTTGCTGCATTTACAAAAGTAGATGGAAGTGATGTTAAATTTGCAGTTAAACAAGCAGATATCACTGATGGTGGTGATGTAGATGTAGTATACCAATTAGCACCAGTTGATAATGCAAGAGGTGACTTTGAAGATGGTAATACTGCATTAAACAGTGGTAACAGTGCAATTTCTATCCCAGAAATTAATGTAGAGATGAAATCATCTGCTATTGTAGCTAAAACACGTAAGCTAAAAGCTGTATGGACTCCTGAGTTCGCACAAGACTTAAATGCTTATCACGCTTTAGATGCTGAAGCTGAATTAACTTCAATCCTAAGTGAGTACATTTCATTAGAAATTGACTTAGAAATTATGGATATGTTAATCGAGAACGCTTCTGCTGGTACTGAAGTATGGTCAGCTAAAAATGACAGAGGATACACAGATATCTCAGGAAATGGAGCTCACGTAAACCTAGGATTCTACAATTCTCAAGGCCAGTGGTTCCAAACTTTAGGAACTAAAATCCAAAAATTAAGTAACGTTATCCACCAAAGAACATTACGTGGTGGTGCTAACTTTATGGTATTATCTCCTAAAGTATCTACAATTATCGAATCAATCCCAGGATTTGCTGGTGATGTTGATGGTGATGTAGAAAAATCTACTTATGCATTCGGTGTACAAAAGATCGGAGCAATGGGTGGTGGAAAAATTAAGGTATACAAAAACCCTTATATGACTGAAAACCAAATCTTATTAGGATTTAGAGGTAGCCAGTTCTTAGAAAGTGGTGCTGTATTTGCTCCTTATATCCCATTAATCATGACTCCTCTAGTATACGATCCAGATACATTTACTCCACGTAAAGGTCTCTTGACTAGATATGCTAAGAAGATGGTACGTCCTGAATTCTACGGATTAATCAAAGTAGAAAGTTTAAATCTTATTTAGTAGATATTTAAACATTTCTTAATAAATTAAAACCCGGCCTTGTGCCGGGTTTTTTTATTTATTTCATATTTATAACTAACAAGTACGTTATGAGTATACTATTTATCTCATTATATTTTTATATTAAACTATATCCGTTTATTAACGTATTTTTATTGTTTTCCCTAATTATTTGTATAACCCCTAAATTAAGAAGTCTATGGCATCAAAACCACATACTGACGACGTTTATCGTCCGAAGAGAATTCCAAAAAACCCAATTAAGTTCAAACTCCAACTTAATGCCGAACAAAAAGAAGCGAAAGCAGTTATACTTGAAAATACAATTACCCTATTATCTGGTGGGGCTGGAAGTGGAAAAACACTTTTAGCATGTAATGTAGCATTAGATGGTCTTTTAAGAAGACAATATGATAAAATAATTATTACACGTCCTACAGTATCAAAAGAAGAAATAGGATTTCTACCTGGAGATTTAAGAGAAAAAATGGATCCATGGGTTCAACCTATTTACCAAAATTTTTTTGCCTTATATGATAAGGTTAAAGTAGAAAAACTTATTGAAGATGGTAAAATAGAAATTGTACCCGTATCATTTATGAGAGGTAGAACATTTTTAGAATCAATGATAATTGTAGATGAAGCACAAAATGTTACCCATGAACAAATGGAAATGATTACATCACGTATTGGTTTAAGAAGTAAAATGATGATATGTGGAGACCAACACCAAACAGATTTAAAGAAAAAATCTGAATCAGGTTTTAAATTTTTATACACAGCTGCTAGAAAAATTAAAAATTTAGAAGCAATTACATTACATAGTAACCATAGAGATTCTATTGTAGAAGATTTAATTCAATATTACCAAGAAGCAATTGAAAGAGGTATATCAATAACTACATCAGGTTCCTATATTTATAATAATAAAAATTAACTTAATATTTATAACAAAAATATATTATGAATGTACCAATTTATGATGGTAACCCACAGTTTATAGCTGGAACAGATGGCCTTACCCCTTTTGGGTTTTATGATAATGAAGTTGGATTCTCATCAGATGCTATTAAAGTAGCAAAATTTTGTGCCTCAAGGTTAGGTTATCCGTTAGTAGATATTGAATTACAATCAGGATCATTTTTTGCTGCTTTTGAAGAAGCTGTAACTACATATGGTAATGAATTATCCGCTTATAAAATTAGAGATAATCAATTAGACCTAGAGGGATATGCCCATACTAGTTCTTTAAATAGTACAATAGTTACCCCAACATTTGAACCCATAATAAAATTAACAGAACAATATGGTGCTGAAGCAGGTACAGGAGGAAATTTAACATACTATACAGGTTCAATTGCTATGACCGCAAGCCAACAGGATTATGATTTAGCTCAATGGGCTGTAGATCAAGGTATAACTAGCAGTATTGAAATTAAAAAAGTATTTTACCAACCCTCCCCTGCTATTACAAGGTATTATGATCCTTATGTAGGAACTGGATTTGGTACTCAAAATATGTTTGATAGTTTTGGATTTGGTGGTATGAGTCCTGCTATTAATTTTTTAATGATGCCCTTAAATTTCGATCTGCAAGCAATCCAAGCAATTGAAATAAATGACCAAGTTAGAAGATCAAATTATAGTTTTGAATTAAGAAATAATCAATTAAAAATATTCCCAATTCCAACTACTGGAAGTGGTAATTATTGGTTTGAATATATTATAAGAGAAGATAGAATTAATAGTGCTATACATGATACTAGTGGAACAATATCTAATGTATCAAATACACCCTATACTAACCCCAGTTATGAAAGCATAAATGCCGTAGGTAGGCAATGGATTTTTGAATATACCTTAGCAATATCAAAAGAAATGTTAGGGTATGTAAGAGGAAAATATAGTAATATCCCAATCCCAAATTCTGAAATAACACTAAACCAATCTGATCTAATATCAGCAGCAACAACTGAAAAAGCAGCTTTAATAGAAAGACTAAGAACTTATTTTGATGAAACTTCTCGTAAATCATTATTAGAAAGAAGAGCACAAGAAACAGAATTTAAACAAACGGAACTACAACAAGTACCGTATACAATTTATGTAGGATAATATGGCAATGTTTGGTCGCTTACGTGATGTAAGCTTAATAAGAGGATTAAATAGAGAGTTATTACATGATATTATAACTCAACAAGCAGCTATCTATAAATTTAAACTAGAAGAAACTGGTGTAAATATTTATGGTGAAGCTGCTGGAGAAAAATATTATGATGGTCCTTTTTTGTTTAATTGTTTAATTAATAGAGAAGACCAACAATATACTGAAACAGATGAAGGAGTAGGATTTGGACAAGGAATTGAATTTGCTTTTTTTAGAGATGATTTAGTAGATGCTAATGTGGTACCTGAAGTAGGAGATATTATACTATACCAAAAAAATTATTATGGTGTAGATTCTACAATCTCTAACCAATATTTTGTAGGTAAAAACCCATCATATCCTAATAACAACTCAGATGGATCCTTAAATCCTTTAAACCCAGGATTAGAAAATTTTGGTACTAATTTATCAATTATAATTAAAACCCATAAAATACCAAATGATAAAGTAGCAATTTCACCATATAAAGAAAGATTTTAATGCCTAACTTTAAACCATATCCAAAAAAACAACAAGAAATTAGTAAAGGATTGCAAACTGCATTTGATACTAAAATAGGAAATCCTAATAAAGAAGTTAATCCTAGTAAATCTCAAACAGGAATTGAATTTAATAGATCAACTAAAATTAGTCAAAAAGGAGATACATCAAAAACATATTCTGTTGGGATTAAAGACATTGATGAAGCTGTTTTTTATTATTTTAATAATGTAATAAAACCATTTGTATTTCAAAATGGAGAAAGAAGATCAGTACCTATAATATATGGTAATCCTGAAAGATGGAAATCATACCAAAGAGATGGTTATTATAGAGATAAAGGAGGATCAGTAATGTTACCCATTATAGTAATTAAAAGAGATACTATTGCAAAAGATAGGAGCACATACAATAAATTAGATTCTAATTCTCCTAATTTATATGGTACATTTCAAAAGGGCTTTAACCCAAAAAATACATATAATAATTTTAATTTATTAAATAATAGAATTCCTACTACACAATTTAATACTGTAGTAGTCCCTGATTATTTAGATATTACTTATAGTTGTATTGTTCAAACTTATTACATGGAACAACTAAATAAAATAATTGAATCTGTAGAATATGCCTCGGATTCCTATTGGGGTAATCCTGAAAGGTTTAAATTTAATGCCCGAGTAAATTCTTTTTCTACAGCAGCTGAAGTAACAGCGGGACAAGACAGATTAGTTAAAAGTAACTTTGATATTAATTTAAGGGGTTATATCGTTCCCGATGTAATGCAAAAAGATTTAAATGCAATTAAAAAATTAAATTCTAAATCAAAAATTACAATTACAACAGAAACAACTGGAAACATTAATGATATTCCGTGATAATTTAAATTAAGGTTTTTATATTATAGTTCAATGAAAGTTTTATTTATTACACCACATTTAAGTACAGGAGGAATGCCTGCGTTTTTATTAAAACGTATTCAAGCATTACAACAATACACAGATTTTGAAATTTATGTTGTTGAGTGGAAATTTTTAAGCCCTCATTTTATAGTACAAAGAGATAAAATTCAAAAACTAGTAGGAGAAAATTTTATTTCATGTTTTGGAGATGAAGAAATCCAAAATAATATTGTTGATTATTGTTACGAAAAAGAAATTGATATAATCCATATAGAAGAAATCCCTGAAGGATTTGGAGGGGGAAATAATTTTCACCCCGATTTACAAAAAGAATTATATAAAAAATCCCACCCCTGGAAAATAGTAGAATCTGCTCATGGAATGTGGTTCAACCCAAATGAGAATAAAATCCATGAACCTGATGGATATGCTTTAGTTACTAATTATCATATTAAAGAAACCTTTAAAAACAGACCTGCATTAAAATCATTAATACCTTTCCCAATAGATACATCAATTCAATCTACCCAAACCCGAGATGAAATATTAAATGAAATGGGATATTTACTTAAGGGTGAATTTCATATAATAAATGTGGGGTTATGGACTCCTGGGAAAAATCAAGGATATGCTATAGAAATAGCTAGAGCTTTATATGAAAAATATGGTTTTACTTATATATTTCATTTTATTGGAAACCAGGCTGGAAATTTTGCGGATTATTGGACACCTTTAATAGAAAATTTACCCCCTAATGTTAGAATTTGGGGTGAAAGGAAAGATACTGAAAAGTTTTTTAAAATGGCTGATTTAATGTTATTTACATCTACATGGGAATGTAATCCTATAGTACTAAAAGAAGCCATTTCTAATAATATTAAAATAATGGCTAATAATTTAGACCATTATGGTAAAGAATATATTCCTTTTATTAATAATTTAACAGGTAATGTTTTTGAAGATAAAAATAAATTAATAGAAATAATTCATTCCCCTATTAAATATACTAAACATGATATAAAAAATAATGTGCAAAAATTTGCTAAAAATCATGTAAATTTTTATAATTCTTTATTAAATGGAAAATAATATCCTAATATCATTTAATCAGGGACCTAAAGTAGAAATTCAAGGAAATATTGATAAAGAATATAAAATTGAATTTATTAATGAAAATACAGGTAAAGTAGAATATTTTAACACTATAAAAACTAACCATTGGACTAAATGTAATAAAAGATGGTATATACCTTGGACTATAAAAATAAATGGGAAAATACACCATACTTGGAATATAAAAAATAAAAACATATTAATTTCTATAGAATCAAAATCAATTGGAGATACCTTAGCTTGGGTTCCTCAAGTAGCTAGATTTGCTGATTACTATAAATGTAAAGTAACTTTATCTACTTTTCATAATCATTGGTTTATAAATAAAAAAGAATATAAAAATATTAAATTTATAAACCCAGGTCAATCAGTAGATTGTTATGCTTCATATCAAATAGGGTGGTATATAACAGATAATAAATGGGATGAAGGATCATATCACCCCACTAAACCTAATACTATTCCTTTAATTCAAACTGCTAGTGATATTTTAGATATTCCTTTTAAAGAAATAAATTATGGTATAAACTATAAAATTAAACCTAGACCTTTTAAAGAAAAATATATTTGTATAGGACCCCGTTCAACAGCAGGCTTAAAAGAATGGCCTTATAATTATTGGGAAACTTTGGCTGGCATGTTAAATAATATAGGATATAAAGTAGTAAGTATTTCAAAAGAAGGATTTGAAAAGCAAAATATTATTAATAAGGCGGATATGAAATGGGAAGATTCTATTAATTATCTCCACCATGCCGATTTATTTATTGGGTTAGGCTCTGGGTTATCATGGGTAAACTGGTGTTTAGGAAAATATACTATTATGATAAATAATTTTAATCCTTATGGACTTGATTTTACCCAAAATATAACTCAAATTCAAAACCACTCAGTATGCAACGGTTGTTGGGCGGATACTAGATTTCAATTTGATAAGGGTAATTGGAATTGGTGTCCCCAACATCAAGGAACTTTATCTGAACATATTTGTCATAAAGCTATTTCCCCAGAACAGGTATATAAAAAAATAGAATACATCTTAAGGCATAAACTTAACTAAAAAACTTAATTTAAATTTATTTATATATATTTATAATAAAATAAAAATATGAATAAGTTATCACAAGAAGAGTTACAAGACATTAAATTAAACCAACAAAGGTCTAATGAAATTATTTTTGCCTTAGGCGAAATAGCATTACAAAAAGAAGGTTTGATAGAACAATATAAAAATGTTATATCAGAACAAAATGAATTGGGTAAATCCCTTACAGAAAAATATGGAGATGGGAAAATTGATTTAAATACTGGAGAATTGCTCCCTATTGAAGAAGAAAAATCAGATACTCCTATTACCCCTTAGTTTTTTGAAGATTTTTTTAATATTTATAAATAAATACAATAAATAAACATATAAAATGGCAGAAACATTAATTTCACCTGGTGTATTAGTTCGAGAAAACGATCAATCTTTTATCCAAGGTCAACCCGTAGAAGCAGGAGCTGCTATCGTAGGACCTGCTGCTAGAGGCCCGGTAGGTATTCCTACTTTAGTAACCTCATTTAGTGAATATCTAGCAACTTTTGGTGGAACCGTAACTAGCGGGTCTTCAGAATATACTTATTTAACATCTATTTCAGCAAATAATTATTTTTCTCAAGGAGGAAAATCTTTGATAGTAACTAGAGTAGTATCTGGGTCTTTTGAATCAGCTACTTCTGATAAATTATACAATGCTGCTGAAAGTGGAGTACTAGATACAGGAGCTTCTTTAACAATTGCTGCCCCTTCACCCATAAGTGGAACATTAGGTAGTTATTCTGTAACTGCAACTGGTTCTTTAAGTGGAACAGGAGCTACATTAGATATTGTAGTTAGTACAGCTAGTGGAAAATTAGATAGTAATCTTAACTTTACTCAATCAATCTCCTCATCTACAAGTGATGCTGTAAATAATAGTTATCCTGCCGCTATTTTTAGTACAGATGGTAGTGGTACAGGAGCGGTATTTACTGTTACAATTGATGGTAATGTCCCAACAGCTATTACAGCGACAGCTACAGGTAGTGGATATGTAGATGGAGAAAAATTAACATTCTCAACTGCTACTATTGGTGGTAGTTCAGATATTGTAGTTCAACTAACTAGTTCAGCTGGTGATATAGTTTCAGATGTTGAATCTGCAACAATTACTGGAGGTGGAAGTGATTATGCAATAAGTGAAGTATTAACTGTAAACAAAGCTCAAATTGGTAACACTAATGTAGATTTAACTTTTAGTGCTTTAGGAGCTTCAGATGTAATTAATGGTATTCCTTTCCAATTAGAAACTTTATCTGAAGGAGAAATAATGAACAATTCAGGTTCAGAAGTAGGAAATGGTGCTTTAGTTAGTGGATCTGCGGATAACATAAGATGGGAAATTGCAACCCAAAATACTAGTTCAGGAACATTTAGTTTATTAGTACGTAGAGGAAATGATACTAATAGAAGCAAATCAATTTTAGAAACTTGGAATAATTTATCATTAGATCCAAAATCAGGAAACTACATTGAAAAAGTAATTGGTAATACAAGCTACACAATTGTAGAAGATGGAGCTGATTCATATGTACGTTCTCAAGGTGAATATAATAATAAGAGTAAATATGTAAGAGTTTCTGCAGTAAACTATAAAACCCCAGATTATTTTGATAATAATGGGTCGGCAAAATCAGAATTTACAGCAAGTTTACCAGTAGTTTCATCTGGATCCTTTAACGGTGCTTCAGGACAATTATTTGGAGCAGGAGCTAAATTTTACGGTGATATTAATAGTAATGTTCAAGGTTTATCTCAATCTGATTATACTGCTTCTATTAATTTATTAGGTAATAAAGATGATTATAAATTTAATTTATTAACAGCCCCAGGATTAAATAATTCTGATCATGGTACAGCTACTTCATTATTAGTAACAACTGCTGAAGCTCGCCAAGATTGTATTGCTGTTATAGATTTAGATGGATATGGAACAAATATTGCTAATATAATTGGTGGAGCTAGTGGATTTGATAGTTCATATGCTGCTACATACTGGCCATGGTTACAAACTGTTGACCCAAATACTTCACAAACAGTATGGGTACCAGCCTCAGCTATGATTCCTGGTGTATATGCTTTTACAGATGCTTCAAGTGATGCATGGTTTGCACCTGCAGGTTTAACAAGAGGTGCTCTTGGAAATGTAACTAAAGCAGAAAGAAAATTAACTACTTCAAATAGAGATTCATTATACGAAGCTAACGTTAACCCAATTGCTACATTCCCAGGAAGCGGAGTTGTAGTATTTGGACAAAAAACACTACAAAAACGAGCTAGCGCATTAGATCGTGTAAATGTACGTAGATTATTAATTGCTTTAAAAAGCTTTATATCTCAGGTATCTGATAATTTAGTATTTGAACAAAATACAATTGCTACAAGAAATATATTCTTAGCACAAGTTAACCCATACTTAGAATCAGTACAACAAAGACAGGGATTATATGCATTTAAAGTAGTAATGGATGATACTAATAACACTCCAGATGTAATTGATAGAAATCAATTAGTAGGTCAAATTTATATTCAACCAACTAGAACAGCAGAATTTATTATGCTAGATTTCAATGTATTACCAACAGGAGCAGTATTTCCTGAATAAAAACTAAAAATTAGAATATTTATAATAAAATAAAAACATAAAATGGCAGTATTAGATCCTAACGAAATATTTTACACGGCATTTGAGCCAAAACAAAAGAATAGATTTATTCTTTACGTTGATGGATTCCCATCTTACATCATGAAAGGTGTAGGAGCCGTATCTGTAAGCCAAGGTTCAGTACCTTTAAATCATATTAACGTACAACGTTATGTTAAAGGGAAAACAACTTGGGGTACAATTGAATTTACATTATTCGATCCTATTACTCCTTCTGGTGCTCAAGCAGTAATGGAATGGGTACGTTTACACCACGAATCAGTAACTGGTCGTGATGGTTATAGTGATTTCTATAAGAAAGACTTAACTGTAAATGTATTAGGACCTGTAGGTGATATCGTATCAGAATGGATAATCAAAGGAGCAATGATTACAGAAGCTTCATTTGGAGATTTCAATTGGGATACTGAGAATGCTGCTCAAGAACTTACAATGACAGTTCAACCAGATTACTGTGTATTGAATTTCTAAAAATTTACCCAACCCTCATACCTCAAAAAATTGCTTGGCTTCGGTCAAGCTTTTTTTTATATTGAACGTCAATACTAAAAGGAATAGTTCTTTGACATTTAAAAATAATAAGATATGGAAAATTTAGAATTTGTTTTAGGTGTCCTATCCACAGTAGGTATATTCTTAGTAGGGTATGCTTCGATAGGAGTGTTTAAGGTGAAAACCAAAGTTAGAGATGTTAACCAATCTGTAGATAATGCTTATTTAGCTATAGATGAAATCGGTAAAGATTTTAATAATGAAATTAAAGATTTACGATTAGATTACCAAAATCAAATTGATGATATTTATAGACAAATTGATTCAAGATTTGATAAGTTTGAAAATAGAATAAATAAATAATTAATAACCCGTTTTAAGAACTTTCCTTTTTAGTATTTATTAATGATAAAAATGTTTTAATTAAAATAAAGATTATATGAGTGAATTTAAATTCCCAACTGAAGAAATTGAATTACCATCTAAAGGATTAATCTATCCTGAAGATAATCCCTTATCTAGTGGTAAAGTAGAAATTAAGTATATGACTGCTAAAGAAGAGGATATTTTAACTAACCAAGCCTATATTCAAAAAGGTATTGTATTAGATAAATTACTAGAATCAGTAATAATATCTAAAATTAATATTGATGATTTAATTGTAGGTGATAAAAATGCACTTTTAATTGCTACTCGTATTTTAGGGTATGGAGGTAATTACGAAGTTACTATAAAAGATAATAATGAAGTTATTGATCTTACACAATTAGAAAATAAACCATTTGATGAAACTTCCTTTACAAAAGGAGTAAATGAGTTTTCTTTTACATTACCTAGTAGTAGTACTGTTGTTACATATAAACTTTTAACAGGTAAAGATGAGAAAGCAATAGAAAGAGAATTAGCTGGTCTAAAAAAGATTAATAAAAATGCATCACCTGAACTTTCAACAAGATTAAAACATATTATCACTTCAGTTGATGGTGATACAGAAAAAAAATCAATAAGAGAATTTATTGATGGTTATTTATTAGCTCGAGATTCTAGAGCATTAAGAGAGCATGTTAGAGATACACAACCAGATGTAGATCTTAATGTAATTCTAGATTCAGGAGAGGAGGTAAGGGTGCCCATTGGGCTTAACTTTTTTTGGCCTGACGCCTGATTTAGCTCCTCAAATTAGAGTAAACGTATTTAAACAAATTCATGAAATTTTATTTCATGGTAAGGGTGGATACGATTACAATACTATATATAATATGCCTTTATGGTTGCGTAAATTTACATTTAACGAAATAAGAATGTTTTATGAAAAGGAAGAAGCAGCATATAAAAACCAACAAGAACCAGGTAAAACCTCACTAATAGATGCAGATGGCAAAGTAAATGTCCAGCAATTTAAAAACGCATCTAAAGATTATAAAGGGAAGAGCAGCTACAAATAGTTGCTCTTTTCAATATTTATAACAAAATATCTTTATGTCATCCGAACAGGAATTAAATAGAGCGGAAGAAATCCTTAAAAAACAGGAAGCAATAAACGAAGCAAAAAGAAAGCAAAGAGAAATTGATGCTGATATTCTTGGTTTTTCTTCTGGTTTAGTTGATTCTATTAAAGAAATCCAAGGTATTTCTACAAAAAGATCTACATTTGATTCAAGTATTCTTAAAATTAATAAGGATATTAATAAAGAAATTTTAGGACAAAAATCAGGATTATCTGATATTTCTACTGTTCAAAAACAAATTGCTAAAAATGATAGTTTAATTGAAAAGTCTAGAAAGACCCAACAAGCAATCACAAATTCTCTATCAGCAGAAGATTTAAAAAGGGTTAATAGAATTAATATTATTTCTAAGGGACTTAAAACTGGAAAAGATGAACAAGATGCTATTCTAGAAGCAGCAGCAAAAACAGGAGAATTAGATAAAAGTGCTTTAAATAAAGCCCAAAGAAAAATGGCTTTTGCTGAAAATCTTTTAAATAAAGAACAAGATCTTTTATCCCCTATGGCTCAACAAGCAGTTTTTTCAAAACAAAATGCTGATGAATTAGAACGCCAAAATAAACTTCGAGAAAAAGAAATCCAAAATCTTGAAAAAGTACAAAATTCTTTAGGGTTAAGTGGTGTACTAGCAAAAGGATTAAGTAAAATCCCTGGTATAGGAGATTCAGCATCTAAGGCATTTAAAAGTGTTGAGGATAAGGTTAAAGCTACAGTTGAAGAAACAGGCGAAGCACCAAGTAAGTTTAAAACTATGACTATGTTTGCCGGAGAATTTGGCAAAGAATTTAGCAAGGCAGTTAATGATCCATTAGCAATTTTATCTGCTATAGGGACTGCAATGGTTAAAAACAACCAAAAAATAACAGAACTTGGTAGAAGTATGACAATGTCAACTGAAGAAGCTACAAAATTTGCTGGTGAATTTAGTTCTATAGCATTTTCTTCTGATGATATAAATACAACTACGGCTAATCTAGTACATAATTTCCAGGATATGAGTGAATCTCTTGGTTTTATGGCAAAATTTTCAGGTGATACTCTAGAAACAGCTACTAAACTACAATATACCTTAGGGCTTAGTGCAGACTCAGTAGCAAATTTAGCGGGAGCAGCCGAAGTATCTGGAGACAACTTTAATGATCAATATAAAAGTGCATTAAAAATTAGCCATGAAGCTCAAAGAGAAGTAGGTGTAAGAGTTAATTTAAAGAAAGTATTAGAAGACACAGGTAAAATAACAGGACAAATACGAGCTAACTTAGGAGGTAGTATTGAAGAAATAGCAGAAGCAGTTACTAAAGCTACATTATTTGGTTCTACATTAGAAGATGTAGCTAATATGGGTAGTAAGCTTTTAGATTTTGAATCATCAATAACTTCAGAATTAGAAGCAGAAATGTTAATTGGTAGAAATCTTAACCTCGAAAGAGCAAGAGCAGCAGCTTTAGCTGGAGACCAAGTTACATTAATGGAAGAATTGAATTCACAAATGGGTTCATTAGAAGACTTCCAGGATATGAATGTTATCCAACAACAAGCATTAGCAAGTGCTATGGGTATGACAGGAGACCAGTTATCTGATATTTTAATGAAGCAAGAAATTCAAGGTAAAACAGCTGAAGAATTAAGAGAATTGGGCAAAGATGAATTAGCTGCTACTGTTGAAAAGCAAAGTGCTCAAGAATCTTTCAATGCCGCCGTAGCTCAATTAAAAGGATTATTTGCTGATACAATGAAGTTTTTAAACCCTGTAATGGAGGGATTTAGTTTTATAGTTAAACAAGCCTTAGCCTTTAAGGATATAATAGTTGCTACAGCAGCAGGGTTTGCTATATATAAAGGTTCTATGATGGTTATTAATGCTCTTCAAGCTAAAAATAATGCTCTATCTTTAAAGGGGATGTTTACTGCTTTAAAAACAGCAGCTATAAAAGCTTCAATTAACCCTATAGCAGCGGGAATTGGGCTACTAGCGGCAGCCGGCGTTTATGCTTATTTTGCATCTAAAAAAGCTGATGATATGATGTCCCCTGGAGGCAATTCAGGAGGTTATGGTAGTAGAACATTATTAGGCCCCGAGGGTGCAATTGCATTAAATAATAAAGATACAGTTATAGCAGGTACAAATTTATTTAATAAAGGAGATGATGTAATATCTAAGGGAGCAGGCGATATTTCAATGTCAGACAACACAGAAACAAACAATTTGTTAAAACAATTAATATCAACAAACTCACAAGGATACCAAAAATTAGATAAAAAACCAGAATTATCTCCTGTTGGTTTATATGAAGTTCAATAATATAATATTTATAATAAAATAAAAATCATGGGATTATTAGACAAATTACAATCAGTAGGATCTATATTTTCAAAAGGAAATGGTCAATCACCTAAACTTGTAGAATTAGATGAAACTAAGTTAACACCAGCACAATCAAATTTTGATTTAGATGGTGTTACACCAGAAAAATATAGCGATAGATTACCTGAATAACATAATTAAATGGGACTAGTTAATTTAACAACAAATTTAAAGTCTCTACGTTATGGGAAAGATAGAATAGGGGGTGGCTCTAGTAACCAACCTTATATTAAAAGGGATATTCCTGATAGCTTTTCAGATGTAGGACGAACTGGGGGACCAGATGTCATTTTACGAGGTGGAACTTTAGCACCTGGTAGAGCGGCTAGAGATGTTTCTAGATTAACTCAAATGTTTTTTGATTTTAAATCAATTGGAGGTCCTTTATTTATAGCTAAGGAAAATTTATTATCACGTACATCAGTTGCCACAGATGGTAAAGGTAAAGCCCTAAATAACGGTGTATACTTGCCTACCTCTACTTTATTACAATCCGCTGGTAACTCTTTAGGCCTGCATTTAAATAAACAAGGAATTGATCCTTTTAAAGGTATAGGACAAAATGGAGGAGGTATATTTGAACTATTTGGAGGATCAGATCCATTAGGACAACCAACTTATGTTGAAATAACTACTAATCCTAATTATGAAAGTAAATTAGAAGGATTTGTTGGTAATAAAATTAATACCAAAACAGACTCCCCCGAACTATTTAATTATCAAGGTGGTCCTGGTTCAGTATTAGGTATAGGAAAAACAATAATACCCTTATCTAAACAAAGAACTGGATTAAATAATCCTAATTTAAATTATACTACAGGATCATATGTAGTTGGAGGTTCTATAGCAAATGGGTTTTTTAATCTTAATGTTTATAATGAAAGTAAATATACTTCCCCAACTAATAAATCAGATATAACATTAAGCTTACAAAGTAAATTAGGAGCAACTCCAAAATTTGCATCCGAAATAAATGATCCTCTAACTTCATTATTTCTAAAAACTGGATTTACACAAAATACAGTAGGTAACGGGTTAAATGATAAATTTAGACCAAATGAATATAATACTCCTACTGAAAATAACCCTAGTATCCAAGAAGATTTTAGAATTAAAAGTGATGATCCTAAAACTAAGGCCTTTAGGTTAGATTATACCCGTCAAAATATAGAACAAAGAGTTGGTTTAGGTAACCCTGGTAAGAAAAAAAGTAAAGAACAATTAGCAAATTATCAAGAAGGTATAGGGGAATTAGATAAAATAAACTCTTTAAGATTGTATAAATCAGGTGTTGTTACTCCTGATACAGATAAAAATGATTTAGTTAAATTTAGAATTGGTATTATTCAAAATGATAACCCTTCTGAAAAAATATTTATTCACTTTAGAGCATTTTTAGATTCTATGTCTGATGATTACTCAGCAGATTGGTCTTCGGATAAATTAATGGGTAGAGGAGAAAACTTTTATAGATATAATGGATTTGATAGAAAAATTTCATTAGGTTGGACTGTAGTAGCTCAATCTAAAGACGAATTAATACCTATGTATCAAAAATTAAATTATTTAGCTTCAACTTTAGCCCCAGACTATTCAAAATCACTAGGTTATATGAGAGGTAATTTAGCTACATTAACTGTAGGTGGATATTTATATGAACAACCTGGAATTATTACAAGTTTAAACTATCAAATACCAGAAGAATCCCCATGGGAAATAGCAATACCAACTAAAACGGGTGCTGATTCTAATAATGACATTTTATCGGATAAAAGTGTAAAAGAAATGCCTCATATGATTAAAGTAACAGGTTTTAACTTTATTCCAATACATGAGTTTATCCCTAGAACCCAACAAAATAAATTTAACAGTGATGGTAAATTAACTTCTTTTGGAAAAGAAAGGTATATAGCATTAGATAATGGGGTTAATAGTAACTATGATAGTGAAAATTATATTAAATAATGAAAAGGTATCAAGACATAAAAATTATAAATAATCCTAAAGGTAAAAGATATTATGGAACCACCAAGTACCCAGAAATTCCATTATCTTTAGAAGATATTTATGTGTATACTACTCAGGCAGATAGATTTGATTTACTTGCTCAACAATATTATAATGATTCTTCTTTATGGTGGATAATTTCTTCAGCAAATAGTGATCTACCCCAGAATTCTTATTATATTCCAGAAGGTAAACAAATTAGAATACCCCAAAATATTGCATCGGTGCTTTCTCAATTTAAAGCCCTAAATGGAAGATAGTTATGAATGGAAATATAATAGGAGAAGAATTTGAAGAGTATGTATTTAATCAAATCGCCCAAAGACAAAAAAATCAATTTTCGGGTTTTAATTCTTCTCGTACCCCGGAACAATTACAATATTTAAATAACACCAATGCTTGGGTTAAATTAGCCTCTGGTATTTCTATTAATGAAGCAGAAGGAGGATTAGATAGACTTCGTAAAGTTATAGGAGATGATACTCTTATTAACCAATTTAATGGGATGGGTTTAGCCAAAAAAACAGTTTTGTTTAATGGCATATCAGAAACAACTCCTGCTGAATATAATAACGGAAAAAAAGTAGAAAAACTTTCTGAATATAATTTAAGATCGGGTTATTCTAAATCTTCTAATATATGGAACTTAACATCAGCTTATGGTTTAGGAGGTTCTGATTTTGGTCAACAGCCTATGCCTGGTATTATAGATGTTAATGTAAAATCTTTAAATAGAGGATCTATTAGAGAAGCTAATATTAAAATAAAGGCATATAATAAGTTCCAATTTGAAATACTTGAACTTTTATATTTTAGATTGGGGTGTACTATGATGTTAGAATGGGGTAATGATAAATTTATTAGTAATGAAGGTGAATATAAGCAAATAGGTAATACTATTATAGAAGACATATGGTTTATTGAAAATAACTACACCCAATTAAATATGATTGATGCTGTAGAAAGATATAGAGGGTATTATGATGGTAATTATGATGGTTTTTTTGGAAAGGTAGTTAATTTTACTTGGAACTTTAATGCTGATGGAAGTTATGACATTGATTTAAAATTAATAACAGTAGGGGATGTAATAGAATCTTTACAAGCTAATGTCCCTGTTGATGCCTCAGAAGTAGGATTAATTGAAACTACATTAACTTCTTCAAAAAATGACAAGTCATCAGAGTATATAAATCTTCAAGATTCTTCAATAATTAATGCAGCTCAAAATAATAAAATAGGAAAATATTTATTCACCAGTATAGGAGATGAAACATTATGGGATAGTTCTAACCTAGAGTATTTTTCTTTAAAAGATACTAAAAGTTTAGGATTATATCCTGTAGATAAAAAGATAAATGATAAATATAATTATTTTTTAACCTTTAAAGAATTATTAAACCTTTTCCAAAATAGTATTATACCTGGAATAGAATTAGGGGATAAAATTGATCCCTGTTTAGATATTGAAAAAGATTCATTTGCTAATAAAATTGCTTACTATCCTAATCAAACCTCTCTTGATCCTAGAATTTGCATATTTAAATATGCTTTTGGTAGCATAGGAGAAAAAAACCCAAGATATAGCATAGATGGTATTCTTACTCCTAGTTATTTATATTATTTAAAAGATTATGTTGGGGTAGTTGGGGATGATGTATTATATGGAAGGTTAATGAATATTTATTTAAATTATGATTTTATTTCTAAATGTTTAGTATCTAATACCAAAGATGGAAAATTATCCGTATTTAAATTTTTCCAAAAAATATGTAATGGTATTAATAGAGCTTTAGGAGGACTTAATAATATAGAACCTATTATTAAAAATGATAAAATTATAACTTTTATTGATCAAAACCCTATTCCTGGGTATTTAGAATCTCTATCTGTAGATAAAACTATTGTTGATTTAGAAGTATATGGATTTAATCAAGTTAGTGGTTCTGCTAATTTTGTTCAAGATATATCTTTTAAAACATCAATTACCCCTAATCTAGCATCTACGTTGACTATAGGTGCAACTGCAGGAGGGTCAACTGAAGATGGTACTGCTTTTGCTGCATGGAATGAAGGTTTAAAAGATAGATACGCTTTAAAATATGTAGAACCCCAAGGAAACCCAAAACCAACTTTAACCCCAAAAGCTAATAGGGTAAAGGAATTAATAAAAATTTATGATAATAAATCTAGTTGGGGGATTTTTTTAGGAAAAGACCCTAATGAAAATGAAATTGAAGGAACTGGAATTATCCCAACTAAAGAATCAGAATATAAAAATAAAAAAAGAAGTATTACCCATGGATTAGTATCAGGGGCTATGTCTGTTAGAGAATTTGTAATTAAGTCATTAGAATCAGATAGTTATATTGAAGAAAATAAAGATATTATTTCCCAATCTCAATTAGCTTTAGAAAAAAATAATAATTATGCTGTTTATTTAGCTGAAGCTTTTGGGGGTGAAACAGGTGTAAAGGTTGCAAGCTTAGTGACAGGAGCTAGAAATCAAAAAGAAGTTAAAGAAAAAAATATCACTCCTGTTCGCCCCGCTAAATCAAAATATACTTTATTTGATTCTAAATTTATAGGTAGGGCTAAATCAACTTATAGATCATATATTAATGCTATATCAAAAGCAAATTTTTACGATGTAGAAGAAATAGATGAAAAATCCGTTTCAAATACAATTGGTTTTATCCCCGCGGGGTTCAATATAGACTTACAAGGAATTTCTGGGATTAAAATATATAATAAATTAAATATTAATAATACTTTTTTACCTTCACAGTATCCTAAAGCTTTAAAATTTATAATACAAGGAGTTAGCCATAAAATTAGCAATAATACTTGGAGTACCTCTTTAGATACTTTTTCAATCCCTAAAGTTAAACCTGTAGAAAGAGGAGATGTCTCTAAATTTTTATCTCAAATAGCTACTATTGATGGTGCAGAAAAATTAAAAGACCTGGAAGATCAAGGACCACTTCCACATATTGGTGATGTATATACCCGTATTTATTATAAAGGGAATTTAACAGATAGGGGAGCAGTATTAAGAAAAATGAATAAGGATGCAAGACCTACTTTTCGGGCGTTTTTAAATGATTTTGTAAATAATTGGGATGGTTATAAAATGCATATAAATGCTATAGGAAGAACATTTGAAAAATCAGTACAACTCCAAAAAGAAAATCCTAAAAACGCATCCCCAGGATATTCTAAACATAATTATTATGCTGGTTTAGATTTTAATATAGAAACTCCTATGGGGGATATGTTAATGAAACAAGGAATGAAAAATAAATGGATAAACCAAGGATTTGAAAAATTAGCCGCTAAACATGGTATAACATGGGGTGGTAACTTTTCAAGTTATGAGGATTGTATTCATTTTGCATATGAATTTAATATAAACACAGCAGTTACAAATGCTACTGAAAAATATGGCTCATTAGAAGAAATGAAGGGTGATGATGGTAAACACGTAAAACTAACATAATATGTATTTTCCAAAATCTCAAATAATAGAAAATTTATATACTAATGGAGGAGAATTAAAACCTTTTAATGAAGAAACCCAATACACAGGACATTATTATAAAACCTCCACAGGAGAATTCTTCTCAGGAAAAAATCCTGACTCTAATAAAAATATTCCTTTAGAACCCTTATCTCCTTTAGGTAATGATATAACAAATCCTAGTTTTAATGTGAATGATCAAGAAAAAAGTAAAGTTAAGTTTACTTCTCTTGAATCTGAACCCTTAGGAAATAATTATTATGTTATTGATAACTCTTATTACAAAGCTAAATCACTCCCCCAAAATAGAGGTAGGGCTCCTAGACCTCCTATTCAAAGTATTCCTAAACCTACACAAGGGGATTATAAAGAGAAAAAATTTACTAGATACTTTGTAAAAAAAGCTACCCAACCCCAATTTATTGAGATTGATAAAGAAGAATATGAATTATTTAAAAATCAAGACTCGACTGTACAATCTAACTTATACTTTCCTATAAAAATTGAATGGGTTTTAATAGGAAATAGAACAGAAGTATTTAACCAAAATAAATCTACTATTAAACTTTATGAATCTACAAATAAATTATATGGATTTACCCTATCTTTTAAAAATCAATACTTAAAATATTACAGATCAGATATAAATTCTAATTTGTATACTGATGGAACTGAATATATAAAAAGATCTACAGGTCAACCTTATGTTGGAAAATATCACATACATCCCACAAAAGGTCCAATGGAAGGAGAAAATCATGTTTCTACCCCTCATGATTATTTAGATCCTATTTTAAAAGATAATAAAAAATCCCTTGGAAATAGCACAGGAGGTTATTAACGTTACGGAAATAAAAAGGTTATATGTACTGGCTTGTAGAAAACGAGGAACAGTTAAATGTTTTAATAAATAGTAGTTATAAAGAGGCTTTCATTGAGGTAATACCTTATAATGACACAATACACCCCGTACAAAACCACGTTAGTTTAGTGTATATTAGACCGATTAATGCAAGTAAAGGCTTTATGGTATGCGTTACGCATAGTGAATGTTTAAATGCATTAAACACGCGTATAATCGATTTACTAAACAAATTTGAAATATTATATTGTCGTGATAAAAAAGAAATACTACATTATTTTCCAATCAAAGCTCTTTATGACATAACACCACCCCCTCATACGTATATACGACCTACAACACAAACACATGATTTATACTATCGTGAACACAAAGATAATCCGGAGTTAAACTTAATTATACCTATTGTCAAACATTATGAATTGTGTGAAACGATTTTTAAAGATCTAAAAGCAAATATTAACATAGAAAAAACAAAATATGATGAATTCTTTAACAATAGAGTATCCATGGTATTCAACGCCATCGAGAGAAGTGGAATACGTATACACAATGACACCTTTAGTAAACACTTCCATCCCATTGATGGTGAATACACATACACTCAGTTCAACTTAAAAACAACAACTACTAGACCTAGTAATAAATTTAAAAATGTAAATTATGCCGCACTCAACAAAGAAAACGGATGTAGGAAAAGTTTTATTCCTCGTAATAGCAAACTTGTGGAGATTGATATTTCTGCTTACCATCCTAGTTTGGCTGCTCGTCTCATTAACTATAGCTTTACCACTAGTGATATTCACGCTCATTTTGCTACCCTATATAAAGTGGATTACAAAAAATCGAAAGAGCTTACTTTTAAACAGCTTTATGGGGGAGTTTTCGAAAATTACAAACACCTTGAGTTCTTTCGGAAAATAGAAAAATACGTAGGAGATAACTGGAATAAGTTCCAAAGCGACGGGTTTATAGAATGTCCGGTTTCTGGGTATGTTTATAAAAAAGAAAACTTGGATAACATGAATCCACAAAAGTTATTTAATTACGTGTTACAAAATTTAGAAACATCAACTAATGTGTTGGTTTTATGGGATATTTTTCGTATATTACGGGGATACAAAACGAAGCTAGTACTATATACTTATGATTCGTTTTTATTTGATTGGGATGAAGGTGAAACAGAATTATTAGAGAAAATAAGAGATATTTTCAAAAAATATAAACTAAATATTAAAGAAATAGAAGGTTATGATTACAACTTTGGAGAAACCGCTTAATACGTATAACGCGAAATACGACGTTATAACTAACATTCAAAATTTAAGCGACTTGAATAATAAATTATTTTGTACCTTCACTAATTTAGAGGGACTAGACACACTTATAGAAAATATTACATCAAAATATGATATAATTTATAATAAACTTTTTGTGCTAGAAATAGTAGGAAAAAATGAATACGTAGTTACTTACAATGTAGATCAAACCAACTTATCATCAATCCCAGAAAATACTATATTAGTACATCGTAAAAAGGAATCTAATACCTTATATACTATTAATGCTTTAAATGAGTTAATTAAAAAATTAAATGATGGTGTAGTAGACACTAAATATAGAGTAGATTGGCAACATTATAGAAATTGTGTTTTACTTACACAACATAACGAATTAAACCAATTAAACACAAAAATTTACAAAATTATTGAACTATAATTTGGCTTCTTAAACTACAGTTCGTATATTACATTTACATATAAACAGTTATAATTAAAAATAAGTTACATTTATGGATTTATCAAAGCTTAAACAGAAATTGGATACCCTCCAATCAAAACCACAGGGTGGTCAAAAGACCGATTACTCAACTATTTTTTGGAGACCTACAGTAGGTAAACAACAAATTAGGATTGTACCATCCGCGTACGATACTTCAAACCCATTTACAGAACTCAAATTCTATTATGGTATAACAAATAAGGTTATGATTTCACCACTTAATTTTGGTGATAAAGACCCTATTGCTTTATTTGCTCAAAAACTTCGTGAAGGTGAGTATAATAAAGAAAATTATGTACTTGCTAAAAAGCTAGACGCTAAAACACGTACTTTTGTTCCCGTTGTAGTACGTGGAGAAGAAGATAAAGGTGTTAGACTATGGCAATTTGGAAAACAAGTATATGAAGAATTACTTGCTCTTGCAGTAGATGATGAAATTGGGGATTATACCGATATTGTTGGTGGTAGAGATATCACAGTAGAAACAGTAGGACCAGAATCAACTGGTACTCCTTATAATAAATCATCAGTACGTGTTAGATTAAAAACTTCACCCCTTAGTGAAGATGCTGAATTAGTAGAAAAATGGACAAGCGAGCAACCAAACCCAACAGATGGTTTGTTTAAACGTTATTCATTTGATGAAATGAAATCAGCATTAGAACAATGGTTATCACCAGAAGAAGGAGAAGAAGAAGAAGTTGTTGCAGCCCCAGTTGCACAAAAACCCACTACTAATTTTAGTTTAGATACTACTAAAGCTAAACAAAGTAAAGTAGATGAATTTGATTCTCTATTTGATACAAAATCAGGTGGATCCAGTAATAATGCTGATGATCTTCCTTTCTAAGTATGGCAAAAAAAGTATCAAAGTCTCTCTCGGCGGCAGTGTCCGCCGAGATTAAGAGCAAATTTGATCTTAATAAATTTAAATCATCTAAAGGTTTAAATAAAAACGTCAAATTTAAGGAACAACAATGGATACCATTATCACCTGCTTTTCAAAAAGTAGCTGGTGTCCCTGGAATACCAATGGGACATATTTCATTACTTAGAGGACATTCTGACACAGGTAAAACTACGGCATTACTAGAGGCAGCTGTTTCAGCCCAAAATATGGGAATTTTACCTGTATTTATTATTACTGAGATGAAATGGAATTGGGAACACGCAGCCCAAATGGGATTACAAGTAAATTTAATCAAGGATGATGAAGGGAATGTTGTAGATTATGAAGGTAATTTTATCTATGTTGATAGAGAGACTTTACATACAATTGAAGATGTAGCTGCCTTTATTATGGATTTACAGAATGAGCAGAAAAAAGGTAACTTACCTTATGATTTAGCATTCTTTTGGGATTCAATCGGATCTATCCCTTGTGCAATGTCAGTTGAAAAACTAAAAAACAATAATGAGTGGAATGCAGGAGCAATGTCAACTCAATTTGGTAATACAGTAAACCAAAGTATTGTAATGTCCCGTAAAGAATCATCACCTTATACTAATACTCTAATTGCAGTTAATAAAGTTTGGACAGCAAAAGCAGAATCACCTATGGGTCAACCTAAAATGATGAATAAAGGTGGAATGGCTATGTGGTATGATGCAACATTTGTAGTTACATTTGGTAATATTTCAAATGCTGGAACATCTAAAATCAAAGCAATTAAAGGTGGTATGCAGGTAGAATGGGGTAAAAGAACAAACTTACAAATTGATAAAAACCATGTTAATGGTATGCAATCAAGAGGTAAAATTGTTATGACAAACCATGGTTTTATTGAAGATACTGATAAGGATAAAAATGCTTATAAAAAAGACCATGCAGATGAATGGTCTAAAATTCTAGGAGGAGGACAATTTAAAATTGTAGAAGACCAAGAAGATACAACACCTGTGCTTTACGACGCAGAAGACTTATAGAAAGTAAAACATGAAACATAAAGAATTATTTAGTCTGCTGGACAGTGTCCAGGAGGATCAGGAAGAGACTGTACAAAAGAAACATGATAGAGTACTAATTTTAGATGGTTTAAATCTATTTTTTAGAAACTTTGCTATGATGAATATGGTTAATCCTGATGGAGTTCACATTGGTGGATTAGGTGGGTTCTTCCGTTCTTTAGGTGCCATGATTAGACAAACAAATCCAACCTCTGTTTATGTAGTATTCGATGGAGCAGGTTCTACAA